GGTGGCGGTCCCCGGCCATAACCCGAGCGCGGCTCTAGGTAACACCATAGTTGTATTCCTTACTACTTTGGTGTATACTCAAGCCAAAGGAGTAAAGAACATGAGAGACACAATCAAGTGTGAATTGTGCGGCTTGGAATGCTCGATGCAGGTATCTGCGTCTCATCTTCGCGTCAAACACGATATGACGACGAAGCAGTACAAAGCCCTGGGCCACAAGACTCTTAGCCCTGCCCGCTTGGAGCAACTGAAGAGCACCCCAGTTACTCGTGGAGAGTATTCCGGGGCCGGGATGTATGGGCCGGATCACCCGAATTGGAAGGGCGGCCACGTTGCAGGTAATGGCTATCGCATTATCAGCAAGCGCGGCAAGAGCAATCTGTATGAGCATCGGGTAGTTGCTGAAGAGATGTTGGGGCGGCCGCTGACCACGGATGAAGTCGTTCATCACATAGACGGCAACCGCTCCAACAATTCGCCTGATAACCTGGTAGTGATGAAGCGCGGTGAGCATGACAAGCTCAAGGATGGAACCCGCGCTTACTTTCACACCGGCCCAGAATGCGAAGAGGCGGCCAAAGCTCTGCTCAAGCTTGGTTGGTCTCGAAGAAAGATTTGGATCGCCCTTCGCATTCATCACAGCACACTCCAGAGATGGTTGAGTAAGGCTACCTAACCATACTCAAACTAAAACGTTGTAAGTCTCCGCCGCGGCCTCCGTGTCCCGCTGCGCCAGGCCGACGCGCGCCAGGGCGACGATCTGCGTCGCGTCGGCGTCGATCCAGCGCTGCGTCTCGATGGTCATGCGGCGCTTGTAGCCGAACAGCCACTGGTCATAGCGCACGGCCAGGATTGCGCCGAGCGTGTTGTTGCTGTCGGTATCGGCATCGATCTTGCCAGCCGAGTTCGCCATCAGCTTGGCCGAGTTGGCGTGCATGTGGCCGGACGGGCGGACTTTGTAACCCCAGATGCTAGTCAATTCGCCATTCAACAACGTATAGTTGTCGAACAGGTTCTTGACCTTCAGGTTCGCCAGTTCCAAAGCCTTCCAGTAGGTGTTCATGTCCACGATGAACTCAACCTTGGAGTGGTCCTGTGCATTCTTGCCGGCGGCGCCCATCAGTTTGACGGTCGCCAGGAAGTCGGTATCGACAAACGCGCCAGCCGCCGAGCGGCTATTAGCCGTGGTCGTCACCAGCGGCGACTTGCGGAAGCCATTGAACAGGATATACAACGCTGTCGCTGCCGGCGTAGTATCAATGGCGTTGATATTAGTCGAGGCCGTCTCATCCGTGTCACCATTGATGATGACATTCTCCAGCGCTTCAGCACCAGAGGTCTCCAACTGCCGCCTGAGCTGTGCCGCCCAGGGGATGATCGAGTCCTCTTCGAGCTCGCCGGAGAACTCGGTGCGCGCTCCCATCTTGACCACGCTGAGGGTCTTCTGCGCCGTCGCCAGCTTGGAGGCGGTGACAGTCGCATCCGGCCGGAGCGTGGTCGCGTTATTGGCTGTGGTCTGCGCGACCTTGTACCAGGTCGGATCAGCGCCTTCCAGCGGGATGACGATGCTCTCGGCGCCTTGCGGAACTTCGACGGTCGGCATCTTGTCGAGCACGAAGGTTCCGTAGCGCACTGCTTCCCACAGTCGGTTTGAGTAGTTCACGGTCACCCACTCATCGCCGAAGCCCGCCTGCGTCGAGTAGTCCAACTCGTCCGCTTTCTGGGCGTCGAGCACATCAGCAGGGTCGAGTCCGCCGGCCTTCATGGCCGCGCGGCCCTGCTCGCCCAGGGGAACGTCGATGCCGTCCCGTCGCTTGATGATGGTCTTGTCCTCGGCAAACTTGATCGCCAGGGCTTGCAGCAGGTTCTTGGGAACACCTGGCAAGCCCTTTCGCCCTTTGGAGGCTAATACGGCGGCCACAAACCCCAAGTCATCCGCCCCATACGGGTCGTACTTCATCGTATGCGCGAAGTGGGTCTGCGCCGGCGCTTCGCCCATGTGCAGGCGCCCGGCCTTGAGGTATGCCTGCTTCGCCTTCTCGACTGCCGCCGCGACGGCAGTATCAATGCGCTGTTGTTCCTTCGCCTGGCGCTCGGTTTCAGCCGCCTCAGCTTCCTTGCGTTCCTTCTCGCGCTTTTCCAGAAGCGCGAGAATATCTTTCTCGTCCATGTTGTTTTTCTCCGTTGTCGAATCGGGTAACGGGCTGGGCACTACGGCAACCGGGCTTGCGGCCCCTCTGGTGTCCGTCTCTGGCTCAGCGATAACAGGCAGGACTAAACCGGCCTGGTCATACACAGCTTTCAGGGCCGGCAGCGCCACGGCATAACCGTTCGCTGGGCGCTTGCCGGAGTCGGTCTCGAAGATGCTCAACTCCCCGTTGAGCCAGGAAAGAATCTCGCCGCTCTTCTGATCTACGCGATGGCTCGCCAGGACAACGCCTGTACTCGCGCGCGCGGCGCCGCGCTGGGCAGCATCCCAAACTCGCTGGGCGAATGCGCTAGCGCGGTTGAGCACAACGCGATACCAGACGCCCTGGCCGTCCGTCCAGCGCCGCGCAGTCTTGCCGATGAACTCCGGCAGGCCCATCGGCCGTTTGTCAT